CCTGTTTGGTAAGATTAGCTACCTCTACTGGTGCTTTATTAGCTAACTCATAAGTAGCTATTTCTAACTGTTTAACTGCTAGAGCATATTGAGCTTCTTTTACCTTAGCTTCCCATATAAGGTTATTGATCTCATAGGATTGTTGTTCTTTAGCTAAAGCTAAAGCAATACCTTGTTGTAGTGTTGCTTGGTATGCACCTAAGTACAGATTGGCATACTCAGTACCTGTAATACGATTCTTCTCATACTGGGTATTTAAGTGTGCAGTCATAGTGCAAAGCAGTTGATCCAATACCCCCCTACCTGAGACTGTCCCATCAGTGATACGACTGATATCTAGCGTCTCAGGGAATGTAGCAGTGATCTCAGGTAGTATGGTAGCAGTCATAATTACTCGTCCTTAGCAGAGCGCATAGCTTGTACACGAGCTAGTTCTTTAAGCTCTTGTGGAGTTAAAGGAGGTAGCACTTCAATAGCGTATTCTCTTACGAGCTTACTCTTAGGGATATCTACACCACCTTTACCCTTCACTGTATAGAAGGTTTGGAATTGCTTCTCTCGCATTACATCAAGAATAATCTGAGGAACATGATAACCATCTTTAGTATTAAAGATTACCATCTTACGAACAGTAGCTAATAATGAATTACTTACGGTAAAGATTTCACCTTGTAATTCACGCTTAGCAGGATTCATACAAGTCACGTTTACACGGATCAACTTAGTAGCATGATCACGAATACGTTTGATACGTTGCTCACGTGTCTCTGCTACTGGCTCAGAAACTTCTTCAGTCTCTGCTTCTTCTTTACCATAGATCAATTCTTTGAGTGTTTCTGTAGGCGTATTGGCTTTATATTTAATGCCTAATAGGTCAGCACGTGCTTTAAGTGTTTCACGTTCAGAAGGAATTACTGGTGTGTCTGTCATGATAATTTCTCTACTTGTTAGTAAGATAAAAGGGAGCTAATGCTCCCCTCTAGTTTTTTGGCTATTACATTTTAGCCAATGTTTTAATTAAAGCAATACGCTCAGCTCGTTGAACCATAAAGCCGTAATACCACTTAATTGAACTAAACCCAGTTTCACCAAATGGATCTGTCTTGTCTGCTGTTGCATCACCTGGTTTCCTCATGATGGTTTTAAACTTCACAGACTTACCATCAGTTTGGAAACCAATAGTAGTAAATGAACCTTGACCCACAACCAACATTGGGAATACATCATAACGAGAGTCAGTAGAGTAGTAATCAGCATGACCTGTAGAGTTACTACCTGCACCAGTCCACTTCATCATTTCAGGTACTACAACGATACGGAACATATCCACACTACCAATCTCACCTGTTAACAACGTAGTGTTAGCAGCATATTGGTGTGCTTGAATGAATGCAGGATTACCATGCAAATCAACCATTGCTCGTAGTGTAGGAATCAACTCAGATCCAATGAACATAACACGAGACATGGTTAATGTACGGGTATCTGTCATACGACTACCAGAGAGTACTGTAGTATTCTTAGGTGTACGGTTGTTATCTAAGTCGATACTCAAATGCAAGATATCACTATAGCTAACGATATCACCAGCATCTAATGTAACAGTGCTAACTGCACCACCTGCATAACGAATAGTACCTGCAGCATTTAACAAATCTACCTGTAAGGCATCTTCTGTTAACTCTGCAGCACCATTCAATAGCTCACGGTTGATGTGCATCTCTAATTCAGCATCAGTGTCGAAGTCCATAGACTCCTGTGTCCACTCATGGAAGAAACCAAACTTAGCGAAGGTACCTTCAATAGTTTTACGTTTGAAACCAACACGGTTGACACGACCACCAGATTCACCAACTAAAGGTAGTTTATCTGAGATAGAACCAACATCTTTACTGGAACCATACAGATTACCTGAGCCTTGAGATGCAATAGCACCTACACCTAATGCGGTAGCTGCAGCAGAGTTAGATAACGTGTACTTAGCAGATAAGCCACCTACTAAGACAACATTAGCAAAGCCTGTACCACCACTATCATTTGCACCTGCAGTAGCTACCAAAGTAGTACCAATGTTTGCATTGATAGCTGCAGCTGCAGCAGCTTTGTTTGCATTAGCTACAACCAAAGTAGAGTAAGGATAACGAACAGTGTATTCAGTATTGAGGATAGTTGCACCTGCAGCATCAATACCCTGATCGTTAATGTTCTCGTCATCTAACATGGGAATGTAAACATAACCCTTAATGGTTTTACCCATGTTCTTAGGCATGTTCTCAATATCAGCTAAAGCACCAAAGTAGGTGGTTTTAGCAATATCAATCAATGCCTTCTTTTGATAGTACTGTTGTTGAATCTGAGTACCAATGGTAGATGGATTACCATCACCGTAAATTGCTGTTGCCATAATCGTAGTCTCTCATAATTAAAAGTTTGTTACAGGTTGCCTTATACCTTAGGCAAACCCTGCTTTGCAAATTCCTCATCAGACATAGCTAAGAAATCTGTTTTGATACTCTTACTACTTGAACCTTTTGAGCCAGACACTGCAAGTGACTTGCGTCTTTGATCCAAGGAAGTATCAGCAGGTTTGTTTCTGTTCTTAACAGGGATAGTAGGGTTGGCTTGGTTCAATTTACCTTGCGCCTGTAGCGCATTGCCTGCAATCTGATAAGCCTGTAAGTCTGGTACCTGCAAACGACCAAAGGCTCTCTCACGCTTAATGTAGTCCATAATTACTTTGTAGATTCCAGACTGAGCATGTCCAACTAAGTCCCGTAGAATATGGGGATTAGCTGCAATATGGCTACGACTGGCTTCATCAAAAGCATTACCAACATCACTAATTACTTCTGCATACCCTACCTCTCCCTGCAGCTCAGCTAACGTATCATCTAATGTTAAGGTACTCTCATCAGGAGCTTTGGCGATAGCTTTATAACTATCTGCCTTCTCTTGAGAGTCAATATCATATAGATCTACTTCACTGTCTTTAAACAGCTTAGCCATAGCACTAGGATCTTTATTATAAACATCTATAAGAAACCCGACCTTCTCTTCACTCAGTAAGCCATGTTGTTCCAACATCTTAAGTAATGCCCTACTAGGCTTAAGATCTTGCATGTTCTTACTGTAGCTAACACCCTTCTGCATTAGTGAGATTGCTTCTGCAGGTGTCTCAATACTGATCATAGTACCATTGGCTTTAAAGGGTGCAGTGATTGCTGCATAGAAAGCTTTGTAATCTATTTCAGTATCTTCTTCCTGTGTATCTTCTTCCTGAGAATTGTCTGCTTTCTCAGGTTCAGATGAACCATCAGATTCCGTACCCTCAACATCCTGAGGACTGTCGTCCTCATCCTGTTGGGGTACTACATCTTCTGGTTCATCAACTAATGTATTAGGATCCAAGTTAAGTACGTCTGCATCGGACATTTCCAATGGATTGATGTCTTGCTCTTTACTTGTTGTCATTATGCTTCCTCATAGAGTTTATCTAGTTCGTTTTGGGAATCAAGAATATCATTGACTGCTAAAGCACCTTGAGCCAGTACTGAGTGTAAGTACTGATTTAGGAAGCTGATAGAATCAATCGCTCTGTTGACCTCATCAGGTTTTAAAGAACTTACTTTCTCATGTACGAGTCTGATAGCTTCCTTTTGCAAGTAGCCTTCAATAATAAGTAAATTAAAATCTGCATTCTGGTTCAGACGAATCAAAGCATCAGCAAGTGCCTTATCAGCCTTTGCTTTCTCAATACCTAACTCCAGTTCTTCAGTCTCAGTCATACATACCCCCAATAGTTATAAGAAGCGTAAGCTTATAACTTACGCTCATATAACTTTAATACAGTTACTTACCTTTTGCACCTGATTTATTTTCATGCTCTATAATGCCATTAGCTGCTTTAGTAATATCTAACGTAGTATGAGCACCAACTTTAGCTCCTACTTTACGTGCAACAGAGACAGCAGCTTGCTTAGCTAACTCTACCCCACCCTTAGCAGGACCACCAATGAGAGGCAAAGAAGATAAAGCAGCTAAGCCTACACCTAACCCATTACCCCTCTCTGCTGCATCCTTTGTACTACCTATTGCACTACCTAAACTTGTCATAGGATTTGAAGCCCTTGAGAGTCTCTCAGCAGCTGTAGGATTACTATCTTCAAATCTCTGGTTATCCTTACTCCAGAAATCTCCTACATCTAGTACACCATCTTTGATAGCAGTTAATGCATTTAAACCAACAGCGTAAACCTGTTCAGGAGTCATGTGGAACTCACCATTACTCACATTAACAGGTACTTTACCCAGCTCTTTTAGTTTCTCTGAGCCTGCTGATTTAGTAACGTCTGCAGGTAAAATAAAACTACCTTGTTGCATATTAGCTCTAATACTGTCTGATCGACTAGAACCAAATCCTGTAATCAGTCCTCCTTCAGCGAATGACTGAACAGGTTGTTGAGGTATCTTACCACTAAGCCCTGACTTAAGTAGTTCAACGTCTAGTGCACCTTCTCTCTTACTCTGTTGATTGGCTAAAGCATTCCGACCATCTAGCTCTTTAGCAGCTAACATAGCCTTATGTTCATTAGCTTGTTTTTGCATCTCACGATCATGGTCTATGCCTCCTGCTTTTTCCATAAACTTAAGATTACTGTTATCAGCACTTGCCTGTAAGTTTTGTGCTCTTGCCTCTTCTACACCTGCCTTAGCTTGATAGTATGGTAGTTTAGACATAATCTCTTCAGCTTGAGCATTCAATAACGCAGTCTCTGCAGCTCTATACTCCATCTCCAACTGCTTCATTTGTTCTGCCATTGGATCAGGTTGTGGTTGGTAATCCTCAATCTGTTTAGCAAGTAATGGTGCTTTCCTTAACTTAGCAATCTCTACCAGGATCATCTTAGTCATACCTGGATCCATGTTACTACCTATAGTCTGCAACATGAAAGATAGTTCTTGTGCCTTAGCTTCATCTGCTTCAGCAGTAGAGATAGTCAATCGTAAATCTACATTACCTGCTAAGTCATCACGTCTTACAGGAATAAACGTATCATTGGTTACACGAACTACTTGTTCCTCATCCAACAATACAGCATTCAATGAAATGATCTTACGACCTATTTCAATAACACCTTGAGCCAAGCGTCTAAGGATACCTGCCTCTCTCTTACTTGCTGCATCTAATACCCCTCTAACAGCAGCAGACGTTGTACCACTACCACCTAAACTATTACCCTGAATACCCTGACTGAATGCTTTAACACCTGTCATAGAGTCAGCATCATTAGAGAAGATACCCACTAGACTCAATGCAGAATTAGGAATATCAGGAAAGGAATGACTATGTACATGGAGTCTTGGATCATAATTAGGGTTGTACTCATAATCACTTCCACGCTCAAACTTACGCTTATTCGTAGGATCTAACATTCCCTTAGCGATACCTGTTTGAGCATTAGCAGAACGACCCATTGCATCTACCATACCCCGTATCAATGCACCAAGTACCTTTTGGTTATCCTCCAATAAAGCACCATCAGGTTCACCATAAATACTCTTACGTACAGGTAAGTACTGAACAAAGGTATAAGGAGGTTTCTTATCAGGATAGGGATTCAACTCCATACGAATAAAAGTAGAACCAACCCAAGTAGCTACAATGGGTACTGCTACACCTGAGCCATCAATATCCCAGTTACCCCAGTATTCATAAGCAACAATCTTCTTTCTTGCCTCATCTGCAAACTTAAAAGAACCTGCTTCTTTACCTGTAATGGTATGGTCTGGTTGTGCTAAGGGTTGTGTACTATTAAGGTCAATCTTATCTAGGTTTTTATAGATACCTGCTAGTTTAAGATCTGATTTAGAGGTTTCAAATGACTCAATAATAAAACCTGCTTTAGCGTAGTCACCCTCACACGTAGGATCTATAAACAGATTACGACTATCTCTTACTGACACTGTTGGATGGTTAGCTAATACTTTAGTCACCATCTCTACCTTAGTACCAGTCACCACAACCCTAATAGGCTGTTGGTTCTCTTGTGACATTTGCATACCTAACTTAACTTCTTCAGGTAGCCTATCAAATGCTTGAGGATCACTTGTCTGTAGCTGCATATACTGTTCATACTCAGGTATAACAGACTCGTCCAACATAGCCTCATAGATTGGTTTCTCTTCCTCTACCTCTTCTGCTAAATACTCCCAACCAGTCTTAACAATTACTGTACCCTCATCTACTGCAGTACGAACATACTCATCAATAAAAGCTACCTTATTAATCTTAGTATCAAACTGATTATTCAACACTAAACTATTCTGTCTTGCTGCATCTGTATCTTCCCAAGTGACAGGAGCTACATCAAACAACTTTTCAGCAGACAAGAAAGGTTCACTAAGAGAAGCATATCTCCACTCAGCTTGCTTACGAATTAACTTAGGTACAATCTTAGATCTACCTACTACAGGTGTAATAGCAGCAGATCCTTTAGCATTCATATTGTCATCCCATGTAGTGAGATTACTAATATGCTCATTCTGTGTAGACCTACACTCTGTCAAATCCAACTGTAAGTCATACAGAGTTGGTTCTTTCTTCCAATCAGTTAGAGGCTTTAAACCTGTTTCAGTATTGTCAACCATCACACAAACCCCTTAGAACTAAACTTATGATACTCAACTGTCTCTTCAACATCTAAACCAACATTAGCTAATAATGCACATGCTGCCTCATATTTAGAATAATAGTTATTCCCTGTATGGAAAGGTGCTCTATTAACAGCACTCTCTAAACCAACAGGATTAAACACTCTTGAGGCTACAAAATAAAGTAATGCCTCTAAGTAAGTACGAGGTAACTCTGTCTCTATCAAACTTGGTTCATACGCACCTAGTATGCCCACTGGTACTAACTCAATAGGTGTTGGTGCCATTTTACACGTAACCGTGAGTACCTGTGGTTCTACATCCTTAACCTTAATCGTAGACAATGTAGGTGTAACAACTGAACCAGTAATACCATACTCTACTCGGTTAATAGGTAATTCAATACCCAACTCATCCATTACCCTAAGTACCTCTACTACATTCTCTCCCAAAGAATATAAAGTAGTACCTTTAATAACTGTTACAGCTACCTCAGCATGCTTGAGACTAAATCTCTTAAACAACTCAGAAATACCTAAGTTAATATGCGTAATTAACCTATTGTAATCCTTAGTAGTCACACTACCATCTTCCCCTATTGATAACTTAGAGAACTCTCCATAAACCAAGTTATCAAATATTTCACTTAACTTAATTGTCATATAAACCTCATACTACGTAGCTATTGCTGTAATTGGTTGAGTCATCTTCAGAAGTATCTATAGCCCATATACCGTCTGTACCCATAATAGGTTTAGTACTTTCTTCTGATGGTCTAAAAGTCTTCATCAAAGGGAGCATGGATATCGTATCAATAAAGTCATCATGCTTAGCTTTTAACCCCCCAATAGACGCTAAACTTAATTCATTCATCATCTCAGACATTTCTATACCTGTCTTCTTTTCTAAGGGGAAATACATCTTACCTGCCTTAAATAAAGGAACTACTGTATTAAACCTAATCAATTTACTCGTATTAGGTCTAATACCAGGTCTATTAGAATTACCATGTGAGACAATATTAAAGTAACAGTTCTTAGTCATCATTTGATCCATGATCCAAGGAATGAAACCTTCTTGTTGTCCTGATACCTCAATCCCTACACCCATTGGCTTATAGATCTGTACGTAGTTAAACAAGTCTTCAATACTCTTATCAATCGTCTGTCTCTTCACTTTACCATCTACCCAGAAGAAATCTCCTGCATAGTTATAAGCCCATATACTCGTTACCGAGTAATCAGAATGTTGCTTCTCTGATACTGTATAGTCAGTCGTAATATAGAAGTTAAAGTTACCTCTATTCTGTAAGACCTTATCTAGCTTGTACCATCTGATATCTGCATCTTGGATCAATCTATCATCATCACTCAAAATCCTTAGCATCATCTCTTGATTAAACCCTGCAGTAGTACCCTCCATTACAGCCTTATCGTACATGGTCTTAACATACTCATAAGTAAAACGATCTTCCCATGATCCTCTAAACTCTTTCTCCTCACAGGGAAACTTCTCACATACAGGAAATACGTTTACGTCCCATGCACCTGACTCAGCAGCCTCGTACAAAGGGTCACTCTGATTAAACGGAGTACCACTCCATATAACCATGTTCTTACTAGGATGTAGCGCATACTCAATCGCCTTACCTGCAGTATCCCTAATCTTATTCATCACCGTCTCTGATCTTGCATCCTCATCTGAAACCAAGTCATCTAGTACAGCTAACTTAGGTCTCTTACCCATTTCCCTTGTTCCCCTTACCCCTGTTGTAGCACCATACCCTTTAACAATAAAAACATTACCCTCAATGTTATGAAACTCCCATCTGATATCCGTAAACTTAATCTTAGGTACATACTTCTGCAAGAAGTCAGAGTTCTCCCATCTAAACTCTAAGTTCTTACGCATTGTCTTAACACCGTTATCTACAGAGTCAGACACATACAAAGCTAACTCTATCTTACCAAAGTTAGGTATGTTCCCATAAACAGCTAAGTACAAAAACAAATACTCACCCATAATGGTACTCTTAGCAGCACCCCTATGAATCATATTAAGAATACGTACTACACTCTTATTCCTCGCTACATTACCAATTCTATCCAACATTCGATAATGCAACACAGGTGTCTTGTGTTCTTCCCCTTGCTCCCCATTAACTAACTTAATAAAAGTAACAAACTCTAGTGCAAAGTCAGTAGGCACATAATTAGGGTCATTAACATAACTAACCCCATTCAACCATTCATCTACTGTCTTGGAAGTAATACTACTCATCTCTTACCTCCCCACACTTATGACACAATATCCCACCCTTAACTGGGATCCAACAGTGCCTACATTTGAGCCAAGCAAGTAAGTACTTAATCATTGTTCTTCTCCGTCAGATATAACACCTCTGGTGGTATCTCTACTTTAGCGTACTTACGTGCTCTACCACACTTAATACAAGATTCAAAATGAGAACACCTAAGTGGATCTAGTCTCCAATAATACTGATCAGGTCCCCACTTATGCCAACAATCTAAGTAATGCCAAGAGTCAGGAAAGAAAGACCTGAACCAAAGGTATAAACTAAACTTATCTACTTCACCCCACGGATTTCTCTTAGATACTGGTACTCTATATCCACGTTCAAACGATCTCATGACATTCCCCCTGTATAATTCTAGCTTCTGCTACCTCTTTAGCTGACATGTTACCTGCCAACATCTGCTCCTTACATTGTTGTGCTAATGCTGCAGTAGCATTCCTTAACTCAGCAATAGAGTTATCTTGCTTCACATTAATATCCAACTCTACCTTAGCTACCTCAGGTACCTTAAGATGAATCAATAAACTATTTGCTGCATCACTTCTTACTTTCTCCGATACAGCATTTAACATCAAATCTCTCTGTGTATTCAAAGCCTCCTGATACATATCCATATTTAACACATACATAGGTACCACAGTCTGTGCATAAATAAGATTAACCAACTGGTTCTTCTTATACATAGAAGCATAAGCATGAATCGTATTAGTCGGTGTACCACTATTAACCAATGCCTGATACCTATCAGGAAATGTCTTAATATAAGCCTCAAACCCACTCTTACCCATTAACCTAGCAGTCACATACTTAACAGCATTGATGTAATCAGCAATCTTAAATCTACCCTCTTGTAACACAGAAGTATAAGAAACCAAGTTATCCCTATAATCCCTATAGAACTCTGGTTCTGCTATTGCCTTATTAACTTCATCTAATAAGTCTTGACTAACAGCTCCCCTATTCTTCTTAGGTAAAGCTTCCTTTAACTCATCTAATGTCATCTCAACAACTTGAGACATAACTAATCTCCTGAACCAAGTAAATAACTTAGCTTATAGTTCATTTTAGTTTTAATGGAAACTTTTTTATATTTTTTATTATCTAGCAAAATAACAGAAAACTATTTGAGATTTCTTTAACCCTAGTAAAGTTACAGGTGTGAAACTTTTTCTAATTTTTCTAATCTTGGTACCAATACAGGGGATACACAAAATCCAGTAATCGAAAATGATTTGACCCCCCCTAATTCAGTTTCAAAATAAGGTTGCTTAAAACCTATGTCAGTTAAGGATTAACTAATGTAAGGCTTCGCCTGATAAGTGTATCTAATTAACTGGAGTAACCTCAGATGTTGAACCATATAACAAGTATCCTATTCAGTGTAATGATTGCAATGGCATATTGTACACTGCTAATAGCAGTTGCTCATCACGACTTGAATGCAGGCTATGCCATGTCATCAGAAGAATTGAAACACATAATTGTGTTTTCATTGTCCTTGTCAGTGCTCATTGGGTCATGGTTGACTTATGCACTGCGGAGATAAATAAATAGCCTTATGCCTTAATTGGTGTAAGGCTAATTATTCTTAGGCTTCGCCTGATAGGTGCAATAAATAACCTATAGGAGTAATTGCATGTCTATATCAAAATTGTGGAATGCCTCGTTAAGTACCTTGACTAATGGTGTTGAAGCCATTGGGAAAGTCTCTTTGTCAGCCAATATTGCTGCTGATATTCTCGTTGATCTCTCAACAGACTATCGTGAAACCAATCGCATAGAGTCTGCGGCAAGGTATCTGGAAGTTCAGAATGAGCTT